AGACGGAGGAGGGGGATACGCTCTTAGAAATCCTTTTATGTCCGTGGGCGGTGCTGGTGGCGGTGGAGTCAACGCTACTCCCGGGGGTGCGGGAGGTCCCGGAGGTATCGGATCTGGAGGTGGAGGTGGGGGTGGGGGGACCACCGGGGGCGTAGGGGGGAGAGGCGGCGCTGGACTGGTGGTAATTTGCTGTTGGTGACAAGATAGTCCGGACCAATCACTTTAGAGCGATATGGGAAACTGCGCGACCGACCAAACGACCTGTGTGAATCCGTGCGCGGTCTCGCAGGTAAACACCACCACTTGTGAGTCTCTCCCGAGTCAAATTCAGAACTTCACCGACCAGTTCTTTGGGACGGTCACGAAGACTGAAGTTGACGGGGTGATCTCGTGGTCGCTCCCCTGCGGCCTCGACGTCGGGCTGCCCAACAACCCCCGCAGCTCCGGCGAAGGTCTCGCGTGCTACTTTTTGCGGCTGTTCGAGGATGGGATCATCGGCCTCACGGGGCCGCGCGGGCTTTCGGGAACGGACGGCGCCCCGGGTCGGAATGCTTTCACGGTTACTCTAACGTCATTCGCGCAGCCCAGTCTGGGGAGCCCCATCGTCTCCTTTCAGGTCTTCGCCAACCCGGTGATTCTCGCGGACACCTACATTGTCGTGCAAGATTCCGGATGGTATCTTGTCAACTCGATTGACACGGCGGGTGTGGGCAGTTTCACGCTGGTGAAGTCTCTCGGGGTCACCGCTGTCGGGGATACCGTGGACGGAGGCAAGCTGGTTTTCCCTTCTGGTTTCCCGGGCGTCTCGGTCACTGGCCCACAGGGCATTCAGGGCATTCAGGGCATCCAAGGCCCGGCGGGAAATACTTTCACGTCGGAGAGCTACCTGTTCTCGGGCTCGACAGGCGACTATGCACTGACCGCGACCTACGCCACGGTCAATTTCGCCGCGCTGGCACAGGTGACTCTAATCAATCCGGGGACATATCTCGTGTCGTATGAGGCCGACCTGATCGGAAAGCCCAGCGCGAACGCTCTCACGGACTTTGCGTATCTGAAGCTGGTGTCTTCTGAAGGCCCCAGCGACGTGGCCGGGACCGAGCACATCATCAACGGGTTCGTTGATACCGCACGCCGGAGCGTTTCGGGTTCTGCGATCATCACGGTCCTTGGGGCGGCGATTCAAATTTCACTGACGGGAAAAGTCACGGTGGCCGCCCATGTGGACGTCTCCGCCGTGAATACCACGATCAGCGCGGTGAGGCTCGCATGAGTTGTTGCCGTAAGATTTACGTCTCCGATTCCCGGGGCGGGGCATACCCCGTCTTGAAGGATGCGGCCGACGTGGAACGAGTGACGAACTGCGAGACGGAGCGCGGAGGCGCGCAGGAGATCAAGTCGCAGCCTTACGAACTGACGGTGGAAAATCCGCCGGACGATGTTTGCCGAATTCCGGGCGGGACAATCACGCTGTCGAACTGGATTCTTGATGCGGTGAACGCCTGCTTTTACGCGGACATGCTGATGCAGACCGAGGGAGTGTCCGAGGTCTCGTTCGACGGAACGCCCATTCTGATGGGGGCGAACATCGCGGATGTCGCGGGCGGCGTCGGCGGCCTGTGGTTCTACGACACAGGGGCCAACCGTCTCTATGCGTCGGCTTTTCTCGGACAGGTGCTGGAGGACTACGTGGTGACTGCGGTGTTTACGTGCAGTCTGATCGGCTGCCCATTGCTGGTTGACGGCGAAGTGCAGTTCTGTGCATAAAGCTACAAAAAATTTGTATGTTCAGGGTAAATGACATCTGGGAAGAAGGAAAACGGGTCGTCGGCGCGTGCGACGACGAAACGTTTCTGAGCTGGTGCTCGGACGTGGTGACGATGATCGCCAACAAGGGCGACTTCGAGGGCTTCAAATACAACTTCGACATCTGCACCGTGGGCTGCGCGTGCGCGACTACCGGGACGTGTGTGAACACGACCAACACTACTGGGTGCATGAGCGACTGCGCGTCCCCGACTGCAAGCTGCTGCGGCCGGCAGTGCATCACCCTCCCGCGCGAGATCGAGACGGTCATCGCGGTGAACTTCGACGGATACCCTTCTCTGGGGGTTGGGCAGCTCTACAATTTTCACTTGAACGGTGCCGGCGACGTGGGCCTTGGAAGCTGCGCCCGGATCTGGCAGGACCTCGGAGCCAACTTTTGCACGATCCGGGATCTAATCACCCCGGCAAGGGTCGTGGTGTATCTCGACTCCCCGGTGGACAACGGAAAGCAATTCATCATCTATGGCTTCGATTCAAACGGGCGACAACTCCAAAGGACGGTCGGCGGCCAGACGCTCAAGGGCTACCAAGTCCCCACACTCTACGGATATGCCATCCCCGACTCCGGCGCGCCCACCATCGCGCGGATCACGGGCATCTTCAAAGAAGTCTCAGCCGGCGCCATGCGACTCAGCACCATCGACGACTCCGGGCCTACGACCGGGGTCACGCTGGGGATTTACGAGCCTGACGAAACACTTCCTCAGTATCGCCGCATTCAGTTGAAACGGAAGGTCTCGTGGGCGCGCGTCGCGGCCATGAAGAAGAACCCGGTTTTCACTTCCCGGTATGACCACGTTCCGTTGCAGTCCCGGCTGGGGTTTCTCCTCGGGTTGCAGGCGCGAAAGTATTACCGGGACAAAGACATTGCCAACGCGCACTCCTTCGAGGCTGACGCCACCCGACTGGAAGTCGAGGCGCAGATGAAGCTGACCGCCGGACTCTACGCCACCCCACAAATCATCGTCCACGACGTCATGGGACTTCGGAACAAGGGCGATTTCAACATCGTCTAATGGGCGCTCGAATGATGGACAGTGACGGCAGTTGGATCAAAGGGTCCAACAGCCAGCTCGACCCCACCAATACTCCGGTAGGGTATGCGTGGTCTTTCGTGAACATGCTGAACGTCTCTGGCGTGCCGACCTGCCGCCCCGGGTATCGCTGTATCGCAAAGCTGCCGCCGGGAAAGATTCAAGGCGCCGCCATCTTCCGCCCGACCGACGGGCTGGAACAGATCATTGTCGCCGTCGGCGGGGTGATCTGGGTCTCGGTGTTCCCGTTCACCAAGTTCGAGTTTCTGAACAACGTCCTTTTCTCTCCCAGCGCGAAGCGGGTATTTTTCACCCAGACCACGCAGTCCAATCAGCGGCTCACTCCGGATGAGTTGATCTCCGCGATCGAAGTCATCACGCCCAAGCAGGTAATGATGATGCAGGACGGTGGATTCACGGCCCCGGCCTATTATGACGGATCAAACCACGACCACTTGCGGGACTTCAAATTTGAAACTCCCGCCGGAGGTGTCATGGCGTGGATCGGTGATCGTCTCTGGGTTTCCCATCGAAACAAGCTGGTGGCCTCAGACATCGGCAATCCTTTTTCCTTTCGCGAGAATCTTTACCTTGGCGGAACCGATGGGCTCTATTTCCAGCGCGACATTGTGGCGATGACGCCCACGCCGTCCTTGGAGTTCCCCCAACTTTTGGTTCTGACTGACGAGGATGCCTCGCTCGTGCAGGCTTCCATCCGCGACCGCGCGGCGTGGGCGACCACGGACGGCTTCCAGCGCGAAGTGCTTCAGGTCGGATGCCTGTCGGACCTCGCAGTAGTCTCTCACTTCGGCCGGCTGGTCTGGTGGTGCCCGGCCGGCGTCGTGTTTTTTGATCCGGCGACCTCGCGCGGCTGGACCTCTCGCACCCCGGTTCGGGACAACGAAATGATGGTCTCGAAAACCCACATTTCGGACGACGTGTCCAATGCGGCGATCGGGGTTTTCGGCCAGTGGCTTTTGATCTCCCTCCCGGTGGAGGATTCCTACAACAAACAGACTTGGGTCCTCAACGGAGCGTCCTATGAATCAATCAACGACGAAGGTGGTCCTACATGGTCCGGGTATTGGATCGGGACTCGACCTGTCGCATGGCTCTCCGGAACTATTGCCGGCCAGCAGAGGATCTACCACGTCAGCTTCGACGAGGACGGTGAAAATCGCTTGTGGGAGGCATTTACTCCTGACCGTCTCGACAACGGGTGCCCGATTACGTGGGCGCTGATCACGCGCGGGATGTTCGGCGCGTCCAGTCAGGTGCAAAAGCCCCCGGGCTATCTGATCAGATTCAATTTCGCCGAAATCTCATTGGTGGCGATGGACGAGGACGTCGATTGCGGGGTGTTCGTGGCGCCCGGCGTGCGCGGCTCGTATCGGCAGATTTCGGGGCAGACTTTCAGGGCCTCCAAGGGCTCGCTGGACTATCGTCTGGAACTGACCGCCGACAGCCAGATTTTTGCCCTGAAGGCCCAGAGCCGGCGGTTCCAGACTCAGGACCTCCAGACACTCCCGAATATAGATGGGGCCGCCGCGTGCCCGATCGAAGACGAGAACGGGGACGGGGTGGAGGAAAGTTTTCAACTGCTGATCGTCGGGCAGGGGCCTGCGACCCTGCAAGGAATCCGATGCTGGGCAAACGATCAGGGGGACGAGCGCAATGACGCCAGCGCCCAAGCTTGCGAGGACGAGACTGAATTCAAAGGTCTGCGGTTCGACGGCATTGGGTTCGAGGATGAGTCCTTGGAAAAGCTGATCGAAGAATTGACAGTGGTTCTCTTGCCGACATACACCGCCAACAAGACGGTTTCAATCACCAGCGACCCCTACACGGTGGTCGGGACCGGCTCGGCGACGAGCATCATTTCCCAGCGCGCGGCGGATCGCGTGGCGAACATCGTGGCGACCCAGCAGGCGGAAGCTGAGATGGCCGCGTTGCAGCCCCCGATCTTTAGCGAGGGCCTCGTGAACGGAGAGACTGAGTGAACGCGATCTCCATTGACACGTTAAAACTGCGGATTCCGCCGTTGGAATACCTCTCGCCGCCGGTGTGCGAAGTGATTTTGTCCGGATCTGGATTTCCGTCGATCGACCTTGAGGCGTATGGAGTGATCCTCGCACCCGGGCCGATCCAGCCGCCGGAC